GTATGAGAAGGGCGCAGACGATAGCACGGACGGAGATCGTGAGTGCCAGTAATGAAGGGGCAGTATTGGGCGCAGCATCCACAGGGTTAGACTACAAGAAGGAATGGATAGCGGCTATTGACAACCGAACACGGAGTTTCGACAATGGCGATATGTACGATCATGTGGAGATGGACGGTGAGCAGGTTGAAAAGAACGAACCGTTTATGACACCAACGACAAGAGGAAAAGAAGCGTTAGACTATCCGGGCGATCCAAACGGTTCACCAGGCAATGTTATCAACTGCCGATGCACAGTGGCATTTATCCCCTACGAATGACATTCATATACATATTAGGTTCGGGTTCGATATACGATGACATCGAGATACGCTACTCAATCAGAAGTGTATTAAAACACCATCCTGACGCTGATATTAAGATTGTGGGTGAAACACCTTCGTGGCATACAGGCGAAGGTATTGTTTATGTTGCAGATGATGAGTTCCCGGCTATCAGCAAGTGGAAAAAAATGGAGATGGCGTGTCAGTTGGCTGATGAATTTATTCAGATGGATGACGACTTCTTTCTATTGAAACCCTATAAACCGATGTTTTATTCGCTTGAATACACGATGAAACAGAAAGCGTTTATGCGTGGCAGGGGTCAAACCTGGTATAGCAAAATGGTATGGGCGACTGGGGATCTGTTTCCGAAAGAGCCTTGCTATTTATTACATACACCATTGCCTGTAATCAGTAAGAATTTCCTATCTATGGCGAAGTTGTATCCACAACGATATGAGAAGCCAAGTCTTTCACCACGACAGGCGTATTGTGTTTATGAAAAAGCGTTTGAGTGCGAAGTGCAGCAGGATGTCAAGGGATACAATCCGCTGAATGATACATTGTGGAGTGCGACACCGAAGCTCAGGGATTTGTCGCAGTTTGATAAGATGTATCCTGAACCGAGCCGATACGAAAAGCAGGTTTAGGAATCTTCGTATATTCGGATATGTTTACAGACTATCCAAAAGCCGCTACCGAAAACGCCAAGAGGGCAATCCGCATCAAAGAAGAAAACGATAGAGGTTGTGGAACGAGGGTAGGATGGACACGAGCCAGGCAGTTAGCGGATCGGAAGCCGATCAGTCTTGACACCGTGAGAAGGATGGCAAGTTTCAACCGTCATCGACAGAACAGCGCAGGTGATCCCAAAGAGGATTGTGGCGCTTTAATGTGGTTGGCATGGGGTGGAACAGAAGGGGTCGACTGGGCAATCAGAACATCAAATGCAAATAAGATGCAATTTAAGAGCAGCGCACAAGAGATAAAAGACATTGACAAAGAAGGGGTCGTGATAGCGTATGCGAATGTGTACGACTTTGAAGATTCCGATGGCGACATCAGCGCTAAGGGTTCTTTCAAGAGAACCGTAAATAACAACTTCAAGCGGATTCGGGTCTTAAAAGATCACAACTCGACCATCAGTTTGGGTATCCCGATGGAGATTGATGCTGACGATCCCTATGGGTTAAAGACAACGACAAAGTTCAACTTGAAGAAAGAGGTGGCAAGGGATATGTTCACCGACCTTGAACTGATGTTGGAAAACGGAATGAATCCGGAACTGTCTATTGGCTACGAAGTTATCAAAAGAGATGAGACAGATCGAAAGATCATCAAAGAATATAAGCTGTATGAGTATTCCTTCCTGACAGGATGGGGTGCGAATATGCTATCTATTGCAGAGGGTGTGAAGGATTTGAAAAGCACCTATGGTATCTTGGAACTGATTGAGAAGTCCTACAATTTGGACTACTCGGACACAAGACTGCGACAGATTGAAGAACTTCTGAAATCGTTAACACAAGAAGAACAAGAGACTCTACCTGAAACGGACTCCGCAGATGCGACTCCTGACAGCTCAGACATCAAACATCTATTCGACAATTTTTCACTAAACCAAAATATATCATGGACATTAAAGAACAAGTAGAAGCAGGACTTGCTAAGATCTCCGAGCAGATCGCACAAGTTGAAGCAAAACAAGCGGAAGAAATCCGCAATGTAGGTACGTCACACGAGGAAACCGTTTCACAAATGAAGAACCTTGTGGAGAGAGCCGATGCGCTCAAAGATCGTATCGATGAGATGGAAAAATCCAGCAACCGAAAGGAAAGCGGATCATTCAAAAATGAGCTGGCGATGGAACTGGAATCGCACAAATCACAGTTGAATGAGCTGAAAACCAACGGTCGTGGTTTCCGAATGGATCTGAAAGTTGCCAACGATCCAATGACCACAGGCAACACCTATACTGGCGAAGTGATCGAGTCCGACCGTCTGCCAGGTGTGTACTTCGATCCTGACCGAGCAACGCACGTGCGACAGTTCCTTACGCAAACAAGCACCACGAGCGACAATGTGCGCTACGTTCAAGAGACAGCCTACACCGATGGCACTGCTACGCAGACCGAAGGTTCAGACAAAGGTATCAGCGACTTCTCACTGGAAGCCAAAGATGCACCTGTACGAACCATCGCTTCTTACATTCGTGTAAGCCGTCAGATGCTTGACGACACTGCGTTCCTTACTTCGTACATCAACCAGCGACTGCCTAAGAAGTTGTTCCTGGAAGAAGATGATCAGATCCTTTATGGTAACGGATCAGGCGACAACCTGGAAGGTATCACAGCAGTGGCACAGTCTTTTTCTGCCATCACAGGTCTTTCCTTGGTGTCACGATTTGATGCACTTGTGAACAGCATTTCACAGGTTCGCACGGACAATGGTGAGTATCAGGCATCAGCGATCATGCTGAATCCCGAAGATTACTACATCATGTTGGTTGAGAAGGATAATGAGAACCGATACTACTTCCCGGATGCTGTCCGTTTTGGCGGTCAACCACCGAGAGTAGCAGGTGTTCCTGTTATCACGAACACAGCGGTTGCAGCCGATGACTTCATTGTCGGTGACTTCAACCTTGGTGCTACCATGGCACTTCGTGAAGGTGTAAGTCTGCAATTCTTTGAGCAGGATCAAGACAACGTTATCAAAAACCTTGTCACAGTCCGAGTAGAAGAAAGACTGGCATTGCCGATCCACAATCCGAATGCGTTTGTGTACGGTGACTTTACGACTGCACTTGCATCCTAACCTAATGGGGGGATCTTCGGATCTCCCCTTTTTTTATGCTAAAATATCCTTTCAACATTGAGAATATCCTTGTCAGCGCTACAAAGACGGAAGGTGCTACACCCACGTTTCTGACAACTGCCGAGGTAAAGAATTACCTTCGGGTGGATTACACGGTGGACGACACCATTATCGCTGACCTTATCCAAGGGGCGTATGACGCTTTCGAGGGTTACACGAGTAGGTCACTACGGACTTACACGATTGAAGCGGTCTGGGAGCAATTTGGAGCGTCTGTGGACTTACCTTATGCACCAGTTACCAGTGTTACGAAAGTAGAGTACAGATTTGAAGATGGCACGAATAACGATGTCACTTCGCTATGGGAACAAATAGGGGGTTCTATTCGGGTCTTGAAACCTGAACAAGTAGCGTATGGAAACCGATTGGTGGTAACGTATGATACTGGATACACAACGATACCAGGGAAATTGAAGATGGGTCTGTTAAAGTGGATTGCTACCAATTATGAGGACAGACAAAATACAGCGGACTTCAACGTTTATGAAGTGCCGAACAGTTCAAAACATCTGTGGGCTGAATATCGGGTAATGACGTTATGATGAGTAAAAGCGACAGGGTGAATGTCGGGTCGCTTAGTGATCGTGTGACGCTTCAATTCACATCCACAACTGATGACGGCATGGGTGGGACGATACCAGCTAATACCAATCTATTCACGACCTGGGCGGATATAAAACCGCTAAGCGCAAAACGATTATTGAGTATCGACAGGACGGTACAAAACACCACCCACGAGATTACCTTTCGGTGGCGAAATGATCTTATCAGTTATTCGTATGTTCGGAGTACGTTAGACAATGGAATCCGATTGATTCATTCGGGGAATAATTACATTGTGAATACGGTCATCAACGTGGATAATGGCAGTTGGACGGTGCAATGTTTAGCGACACAGGAGTCGTATGATTAGCGTACAGGGGATGAATGTTCTTTTACGGAAGATTGCCAAGGCAAACGGTGAAGTTCAAGCCAAGGTAAAGAGAGCGAATCAGATTACCAGTTTGAACATCGAGAGACAAGCGAAAAGAAATGCATCTCATACTGATCGTCTGAAAAAAGCAATCGTCCCCGATCATTCGGGTAAAGAAGCCAATGTCGAGGTCAAGGTG